ATGAGGGATATGGGATTCAAAATCAAGGAAGTCGGTCACGATAGGAAATTCGCCGGGGAAGAGTATTTCCCACAAATGAGACGAGCCGGATTTAAAGTCATTGACCAGCCACAGTATTTCTATTTGAAATCGCAAGGTTTCAGACACATCGAAAAAGCCGTTTTAGACGGCAAATTTTATTATTTGCATTCGGAAGCGTATGAGTATTGCGTTTCCAATGTTCATGCTATAGAGAAGACCGATGATGCGGTTCAATACGATAAGGTGAATCCAACACAGAGAATTGACCTCTTCGATGCGAGTGTCTTTGCGTGTATTCGTTACGCAGAGTCAGAGACAAGAGACAAGGAAAAGGTCAAGAGACTAGGTGATTGGTTCAATTGAGGTAAGACATGGCAAAAAAGAGAAAAGTAGAAAGTGAACAGAAGCGGTCGGTCGGCTATGTAATGAGCGCTGACTTCGACAACTTGTGCGTGTCGGATTATGTCTCATTAGACAAGAATCCTGAGATCATGACCGCTTGCAAGAAGATCGCTGAATTGATCGGTTCAATGACCATTTACCTTATGGAGAATACCTCTAAGGGTGATGTAAGGATCATGAATGAGTTATCGAGAAAAATCGATATAGACCCAATTCAGACGATGACTCGTTCCCATTGGATGCAGACGATAGTGATGAACATGCTCTTATATGGTCAAGGGAACTCTATCGTGGTTCCACATACCTATGGGGGCATCATTCAATCGCTAGAGCCTATCAGCGCATCGAGAGTCTCATTCGTTCCAAAAGGGAACTCTTACAGAGACTACTATGTACTAATAGACGGAATTCAAAGAAGACCGAGTGACTTATTGCATTTTGTCTATAACCCTGACAAGTATTACTTGTGGATGGGACAGGGCATTCAAGTTGTTGCTAAAGACATAGCTAAAAACTTGAAACAGGCAACTGAGACAAAAAATGCCTTCATGGGTTCTAAATGGAAACCGGCATTAATCGTAAAAGTCGATGGATTGGTAGATGAGTTCTCTACTAAAGAAGGAAGACAGAAAATCCTTGAGGATTATGTCAAAGCATCCAACGTAGGTGAACCTTGGTTAGTTCCTAGTGAACAGTTCCAAATCGAGCAAGTCAAACCATTATCACTAAAGGATTTGGCAATCGAAGAAGGAGTCGAATTAGATAAAAGGACGGTCGCAGCCTTATTAGGTGTACCGCCTTTTGTTTTGGGTGTTGGTTCATTTAATCGAGAAGAATGGAACAACTTCATTTCGACTACGATCATGACTCTCGTCAAAGCCATCGAACAGGAGATGACGAGGAAATTAATCCTCAATCCGAAGTGGTATCTCAGACTAAATGTGTTATCGCTCATGGACTACGATTTAAGCACCATTGCAACTGTCTACACGGCATTTGGTGACCGTGGATGGGTGAACGGTAATGAAGCTAGAGATCGCATCGGTATGAGTCCTGTTGAAGGCTTGGATGAGTATCTTGTATTAGAAAACTATATCCCATCGGATCAATCCGGCTTGCAGAAAAAGATAAGTGGCAATAACTGATAAAGGAGTTATTTATGGAAGAACTTAACACATACCTTGGCTCTAGGCAGACTAGAGCGATTCCTACGAATTTTGAAATCCGTGAGGAAGGTGGAAATCAGTATATAGAGGGCTACTTCGTTGTGTACAACTCCATATACGAGATCGCTCCAGGAATGACAGAGAGCATTGCTCCTGGGGCATTTGATGACACAATCAACGATGACATTCGGTGTTTAACCGACCATGATACAAGGCTAGTTCTTGGCAGAACGGCAGCGCACACCTTTGAGTTGCGACAGGATGAACACGGTGTTTGGGGAAGGGCATTGATCAATCCGAAAGATCAAGACGCTCTGAACACAAAGGCTCGTGTTGATCGTGGAGATGTCAATCAGGCAAGTTTTGGCTTTGACATACTGGATGAGGAAACCGATTACCGAGATGACGGTAGTGTCCATTGGACTATCAAGAAGGTGAAATGCTACGAATGTTCAGTTGTAACCTTTCCTGCGTACAAAGAGACCAATATTTCAAGCCGATCACATGAACGTGATGAGATCGTGAAGAGGTCGAATGAAGCATGGAAGGCAAAAATGCTGAATAAGCTGAAAGGAGCTATCTAATGGCATTACGAGTCTTAATGACCAAAAAGAAACTCGATACCGCTAAGAAGGCTTTAGAGGATCTTCGCTCCAAGAGAGAAGAGTTTGAAAAGCGTGAAAGTGAGATCGAAAAAGCCATCGAAGAAGCCTTAACAGAAGAGGAAAAGAAAGTAGTCGAAGAAGAGATCGACAAGCACGAAGCTGAAAAAGCTGACCTCGATGAAAAAGAAAAGGCTTTGTCCGATGAAGTCTCCGAGTTAGAAACGGAACTTGCTAACTTGGAAGAGGAACAGGAGAAGCCTGTTGAAGTAAAAGAAGAAGTTCCTGCTGAAGAAAGGAAAGTTGTTAAACAAATGGAAACAAGAAAATTCTTTAACATGAACGCACAGGAAAGAGATGCTTTCTTCGCTAGAGAAGATGTCAACTCTTATCTTGATGAAGTCCGTTCTGCTATCCGTGAAAAGAGAGCGTTAACCAATGTCGGTTTAACCATCCCTGAAGTCTTCATGGGTTTAATCCGTGAAAACCTGATCGACTATTCCAAACTGTACAAATACGTTGATGTAAGAAGAATCAACGGTGAAGGCAGAGCCGTAATTATGGGCTCTATCCCTGAAGCAGTATGGACTGAATGCTGCGCCAACCTCAACGAACTGACTTTAGGTTTCAATGATGTTGAGTTAGATTGCTACAAGTTAGGTGGCTTCTTCGCAGTTTGCAATGCCAACCTGGAAGATTCCGCAATTAACCTTGCATCTGAACTGATCACCGCTCTGTCAAAGGCTATCGGTCTTGCTCTTGATAAGGCTATCCTTTACGGCACAGGTGTTAAGATGCCGTTAGGTGTTGTCACTCGTCTCGCACAGACCGAAGCACCGGCTACCTATCCTGCAACCGCTAGAGCATGGGCTGATCTGCATACATCCAACATCAAGTCAATCGCAGCTAACACCACAGGAGCTGCCCTGATCGCAGCTATCGTTACCGCATTCGGCAATGCCAAGGGCAAATATTCTCGTGGCACAAAAGTATGGGTCATGAACGAACAGACTTATACAAACATGGTTGCTGCTTCTGTATCTGTTGATGCAAGCGGTGCTATCGTTGCCGGTGTTAACGGTCAGATGCCTGTTATCGGTGGCAACATCGAAGTCCTCGACTTCATCCCTAACAATGTAATCATCGGTGGTTACTTCGATCTGTATCTGTTGGCAGAAAGAGCCGGTGCGAAGTTCATGACTTCCGAGCATGTCAGATTCTTACAGGATCAGACGGTCTTGAAAGCGACCGCAAGGTACGATGGCGAACCGGCGATTGCTGAGGCTTTTGTAGCCATTGGCTTAAACGGCACTACACCGAATGCCACGATGTCTTTCGCAGCGGACACAGCTAACGCTTAATGTGGTTCGTCATAAAACTCTTTACTGACTTGCAAGATAAGGATCACCTTTACAACGAGGGTGATCCTTTTCCTAGAGAAGGTTTAGAGGTTAGTGAAGAGCGAATTAAAGAACTGTCTTCCTCAAACAACCTTCAAGGCACTCCATTGATTGAAAACAAGGAAATGGAAGCCAAGCCTAAAAAAAGGGGAAGACCTAAAAAGAAGGAGTAATGCAAAATGACGGAAACACAGAAAGAAACATTACTCACAATGCTCAAATATAATCTCGACATTATTACGGATTATATGGATGCGGAAGCAAAACAACAGAAAGATACTCAGCTAGGTTATTACATCGATTCAGCCGTCTCATTTATCGAAAGAGAAGGCATCACGCTGGATTATGAGAACATTGGAGATTTGATGTTAATCACCATGTACGCTCAGTATCTGTATGACAAGAGAATGGACGGTGTTTCCGTTATGCCGAGAGCATTGCGCTACAACTTGAATAATAGATTGTTCCAGGAGAAGGCAAATGAGGGATGATGGTGTCCTTTATATATGCGGTCTTGAGAACGTAGCTGAGAACGGCAATATGCCACACGAGGTCTTAAAGATAATCAATAAGCATTGGTTTGAAGAGAGATCTCCAGGGTATAGACGAAGCTATCAGGCGATGGGTGTGAATCAGCGAATCGACTTATTAGTGAGAATCCACCAAGACAGACATATTCAAGGCGGTATGTATGCCGTTTTAGGAAATGGTGAACAGTACCGAATTGATTTGGTCTATCACGGACAGGATTCAAACGAAAGACAGAGGATAGTTGATTCTAAATACTACAGACAGCCTGTTGTAGTGGGTCTGCCGTACACGGAATTATCGTTAAGCAAATTGGAGAACAATTATGATATCGAAACTGACTAAAATACGAGATGCCTTAACAAGCATTGATGGATTAGCCGTATATCATTATTGGCATCCACGTTTGCAAGCACCGTATTGTATTTGGGCGGAAGAAAATGAAGGTGATTCTTTATGGGCTTCCAACCATAAAAAAGAACAAGTCATCGAAGGAACAATCGATTATTTCACAAAGACTGATTTAGATCCGATGGTGGATGTAATACAGAACAAACTTAATGAGATAGAGAATTTAGGTTGGAATTTGTCTATGGTTCAATACGAAGACGAGACCAACCTTATTCACTTCAGTTGGGATTGGTCGATAGCATGAAATTTCGTTTTAAAGGGTTAAAGGAATACGTTAAGAAAATTGAAAACTTATCGAATTCCTTCAATGCGGAAGTCTGCATCGAGAACGCTTTGCAAGAAGGCTCTGTAGAGGTTGCCAAAACAACTAAAGCAGAACTAGAAGGCATTCATACAGATGACAGACCTGGAAGGCTCGATAAAAGGAATGGCATTCGTTCTGTCGAGAAGAAATTCCTTATCAATGAGTTTGGCTTAACACCATTGGAATGGAAACAGAAAATCAATTATGTCGATATGAAGACAGGTGTTGACAGGGGAAGACTAGATTACAAGGGTGGCAACAGTTATACCTATGCGGTTATATTGGCTAGAGCCTTGGAAAAAGGTACTTCCTTCTTGCCAAAAGATCCTGTCTTTTCTCGTGGGTCTCGTAAAGGCAGAAAGCCTTGTTTAGAAGCAATGCAGAAAAGCCTTAACGAGGATATTGAGAGACTTATGGTCGCTCAAACAGTTAGA